GATGTACTTCTACTTACGAAAAAGAAAAAGAGGAGTAAAACTCCTCTCTCCCTTTATTGGTGCCTCCTACTGGACTCGAACCAGTACGCATTAAGCCACGGATTTTAAGTCCGTTATGTCTACCATTTCCATCAAGGAGGCGGTATTGGCCTGCCCTACAGGATTCGAACCTGTGACCTACGGTTTAGAAGACCGTTGCTCTGTCCAGCTGAGCTAAGGGCAGATAGAATTATCGTCTTTGGTAAAAGTCAAATGAAATAGGCCATTTCTTACCCTTATCATCTTTTTCAAAATTAATACGAATCTTCCATGATTGCCGAAGTTTGTTTCGGTATTCCATTATAGTATCAAAGTATTCAATTGGTATTTTGAAATTGCCAGTTGTGGATAGGATATAGTGTGATACTCTTTCAATATCACTCACTTGTTTTGAATCAAGTTTCTTATTAGGATGTGCCACTTCATAATCTCCTTTATGGCTATGGCAATATTTATTATTGGTCGGAGTGGCTGGATTCGAACCAACGACCCTATCGTCCCAAACGATATGCGCTACCAGGCTGCGCTACACTCCGGTAATTTTATCTTGTGTAAACGGCAAATGTGTCAGCAAAATTCATGTGACAAAAAGATTGAGGTCTTGCATAACCAGGTTTTGATTTGCCTCTATATCTGTATCTTACATTCATTGCATTTTTATGAGCAGATACTTCTTTAAAATATTTTAAATACTTAATTGGTATTCCAGAAGCAATACAAGGACCTTTGTAAGTCCAAGGGTCAATCATATGTTTTGCTATGAGAGGGTTAACAACCCTCTCAAAAACTTTTCTTCGTCTATTCATTAAGCAGCCTCCAACATTGACATTGGAACACGATAGCTACGACCTAACATATCGACAACACATTTAGTTTGGTTGATTTTAGTAATCACACCAGGAGTTTTTTTAGTCTTTTGAACAACATAAACTTTTTGTCCAACAGACAGAGTTGCTTTACCAACCATAACTTTCATATCAGAGATAAATTCAGATAGTTCGTTAAGTTGAGCAAGGTTCATTTTTTGTATTTCAGTTTTCACATTTTTCATAATATAGTTTCCTTTTCAGTTTACTTTAAATAAAGAGGTCCAGTCCATCTGATAGCATAGTTACCAGTTAAAACATTTCCTCTGGCTTGATTAAGAGCAGGTGCATTGTAACCAGCGGCTTTCAATATATCACCTTTCTTAAAATGTTTGAAGTCAGTTTTACATACGAAAGCGAAGACACCAGTATCTTGTACAATCTTAATGTATTTCTTTCCTTCTTTAATTTTTGTTTTAGAGTCCCAATTAGCAATTTGCTCTTTTGAGTAACTTGATTGTCCGTCACCACCTGAAGACCATCTAAAATAATCTTCTTTGGCACCAGCCATCATATTTGAAATTCCTTCTTGGAGTGTTTCGGCAGTTTTGTTTACAGTAGTCATAGTGTTTAGTGTCCTTTTTTAGTGTTTATGTGTATATTATACCACAGATTGATTCGTTTGGCAAGCGTATTTTTCACTTTTTTACGAATTATTTTTATATGTTAATAATAATGCACCAGAACCTGATACAACTAGACCTAGAAACGCAACCATTAGCATTTCAGTCAAGGTATTCGCAGTTTCCATACAAGCTCCGTCACAATCGTTAGCAGAACCGGCCATCATTATAATACCAGTTATAATTAATAGACTTGATATAGTGTTTTTCATAGTTTTTCCTTTGTTTTTCATTATGTGTCCATCCTACCATAGATAAATACTAAAAGCAAGCATTATTTTCACTTTTTTTCAAAAAAATGGCACAAAAAACCCTTATTTTTCAACGATTTCTTATTTTTTTTGTTCTCGCTTTGTTCTTTTTAGCGTCCGGATGCTCAAAAACTGTCGAAAATTGCAAAATTGCGCCGGATTTAGAGCGAATCGGCGAATCAGCATCAAAAAATTTAGATAATTTATCGGAAACTGATTTACGAGCTATGAAAATGAGTTGTGGTTTCTAATATAAATAGTATTATAATGAAAAATTGTTCAAATTGCGGACATGAGTGTCATTGTGGCATAACTTGTTACCAGGATTACAAAGATGGCGACGGAAAAGATGTTGTTATCAACTGTTGTTCTAATTGCAGACATGATTCGTATATTGATGAAGAAAAATATAACATAGAAAGTTAAATATGAGCAAAATGAGAATGTTCAAGTTTTGGAACGCAGATGGTGTAGAAAAAGAAAAAGAAGAAATCAGTTTAAAGAAGGCTGTAAGAGCCGTTCAAGGTGATTTTAAAGATAGAATGATTAGTGTTGAATATATCAGTAAAAAAGGTAAAGAGATGTGTCATTCGATTATGATACCAATAGGTAGAAAATTAAGACAATCAATTTTACAAGAACAAAGAAGATTAGCTTTAAAAGAGAAAATGAGTAGATAGATGTTAGGTAGTTTTACTATTCTTAAAGATAAAAGAATATTAAAGTTTACAAACTTTGATGATATACCATTATCGTTTAATCATCTTGTATCTTTTGAACCTGATTATCCGGAACCGCCTCATACAGAGGAACAACATGAAGAAATGTCAACATATCAATCAAAATTAGAGGAGTTATTAAATCGTGCCAGCGGTAACTAGAATAGGTGACGCAGATGTGGCTCATTGTTCAGGAATGACAAGAGCGGCTGGGTCAAGTAATGTATTTGTAAACGGTATTGGTGTATCACGCCAAGGAGATAATAATACAGGTCATTTATTACCTGCTCCGATATGTCCATCTCATTCAGCACCGATAGCTACAGGTTCATCTACAGTATTTGTAAATGGCAAAGGTTGTGGTAGAGTTGGTGACGCAATATCGGGTTGTACGAGTGTAGCGGCAGGTTCTCCAAATGTTTTCTCAGGTTAACCTAGATAAGTGTTATAAATATTAGCGATATGGCAAACTATGACGCTTCAAGCACAAACAAAAGTAAAAAGGCAGTAAGGACTTATAAAGACCTTGACCTTGATTTTACACGACATCCTGTAACAAATGATGTTGTAAAAATCGAAGATGTAAATGCTGTTAAAAGAAGTGTTAGAAATTTAGTTAACACACAATTTTATGAAAGGCCTTTTCATCCAGAATTAGGTTGTGGTGTAAGAGATTTACTATTTGAAAACTTTACACCTATGACAGGCATATTCATAAGAAGAAAGATTGAGGAGGTTTTGGTGAATTATGAACCAAGAGCAAATATATCCTCAATTGCAGTAAATGAACAACAAGACAGAAACGGAATAAATGTAGAAGTAAACTTTTATGTTTTAAACTTGCCAAATCCAGTTTCAGTTACAACAACACTACAAAGAATTAGGTAAATAAATGGCTTCAAATAAATTAACAGTATCAGAATTAGATTTTGATAATATAAAAACTAATTTAAAATCTTTCATGCAAGGCCAATCCGAATTTCAGGATTATGATTTTGAAGGTTCTGGTTTTGCCGTTCTTTTAGATGTTCTAGCTTACAATACACATTATCTAGGTTTCAATGCTAACATGTTAGCAAATGAAATGTACCTAGACTCAGCAGACATAAGAAAAAATATTGTATCATTAGCAAAGATGATTGGTTATACGCCAACATCATGTAGAGCTTCAAACGCAGAGTTAACTGTAAAAGTTAATAATGTTCCAAACACTACAACATCACTTACAATGAATAAAGGAACAGTTTTCACAACTTCGGTTGATGGACAATCTTATCAATTTGTAACAAATCAATCTTATACAGTTCAACCTAATTCTGGTGTTTATCAGTTTGCAGGTGTTAAAGTTTATGAAGGCACATTAGTAACTTTTAAATATACAAAAGACAGTTCGGATCCTGACCAAAAATTTATTATTCCAAGTCCTAATGCTGACACGATTACATTAAAAGTAACAATACAAAATTCTTCAAGTGATAGTACACAAAATGTCTATACACTTGCAACAGGTTTTACAAACTTAACAGACACTTCAAAAGTTTATTTCTTACAAGAAAATGAAGAAGGTAAATTCGAAGTTTATTTTGGCGACGGTATTTTAGGAAAATCATTATCAGACGGCAACATTGTTATATTAGAATATATTGTAACAAATAAAACTGAAGCTAACGGCGCAAGTTCATTTGCTTTGTCTGGCGACATTGATGGTTTTTCAAATGTTACAATTACAACCACATCAAATGCAGCTAACGGTTCAGAGGCACAAACAAAAGAATCAATTAGATATAATGCACCTTTACAATACACAGCACAAGACAGAGCTGTAACTTCTAAAGATTACGAAACAATTGTTAAGTCGGTTTATCCAAATGCACAATCAGTAAGTGCTTGGGGTGGTGAAGATGATGAAACACCACAATATGGTGTGGTTAAAATTGCAATCAAACCTATTTCAGGTTCGGTACTAACTACATCTACAAAAGAAACAATTAAATTGCAATTAAGAAAATACAATGTGGTATCAGTAAGACCAGAAATTGTGGATCCAGAAACTACATCTATTTTATTAACTTCAAATGTTAAGTATAATGAACAAACAACAGCTAAAACATCTGATACTTTAAAAGCAAATATAATTTCTACACTATCTAATTATAATACAAATACATTAAATCAATTTGATGGTGTATTCAGATATTCAAAAATTATTGGTTTAATTGATAATACAGATACAAGTATTGTTTCAAATATTACAACATTAAAAATTAGAAAAGAATTTACTCCTACAATTGGCGTTTCAACAAGATATGATGTTTACTATAGAAACTCATTATATAATCCTCATTCAGGCCATAACGCAAGCGCTGGTGGTATTTTAACATCAACAGGTTTTAAAATTGATGGCGATACATCTACTATTTTCTTTTTAGATGATGATGGTCAAGGAAATGTTAGACGATATAGTTTATCAGGTTCGACAAGAGTTTATGCTAATAGTACACAAGGTAC